GCTGGGTCTGCTGCAACACCAACGTCTACTTTTAATCCATTATCAATACAATACTTTTTAAACTTTTCAGCATAGAGTTTCCATGTATCAATAGGTATGTTTTCGCCAAACATCCAAAAGCCCCATATACCACGACCTGAATCTAATTTAACAGGAGGAGGAAGATTGGCATGTATAACAAAGTCATCAAGAGCTTTAAGTGCTTCTTCTTTAGATGCATATTCTTTACCTTCGCCTACATCTAAATCTACGAAGAAAGAACTAGAATATAAAGCGTCTACCTTACGTCTTGCATATCCTTTAAATGTACTATGCGTAACATATATGTTATGACCTAAAGACTTTAGTTCTTCAATTTTAGGTTCGATATCATCTGTGGATTCAACATAATAATTAGCTACCTTACCACCATCTGCAGGTTCAATTGTTGTTATGCAGTACACGCCTTTTGTAGGCAACATCTTTTTATAAAATTCAGTTATTCCAATACTCATATTATCTTTCTATTTTTAGAGTCAACACTACCCCGCCACACCAATGTGTGTTTTTTCAAAACCAACTAGGAATCTATAATTGTACTACTAAATCTTGTTTAGTATTTTATCTTCAATATAATATTTAGCATCTTTAAGATTGACAACAGGCAAAAGATTTACCTCGTAATCCTTAGATACTATATCTATAAAGTTATTTATTTTTGTACAATTTTTATCTCTTATATACTGCCCTCTAAACCAACTATGGATAGTCATACGAGACACACCAAAGGCTTGTGCTACATAAAGAGCAGGCAGATTAGCTTTGACACATAGTTTAGCTAACTGCACACCAAGCCTCGTGGGGTCTAGCGTGGCTAAAGAACTTAAAAACTCATCACTATAAGGTCTTGCCATAATTATCCTTAAGATTTAGTTGACCATTTTTTCATCACGTCACTTGCACTTGATACAGGTTGTGATGGAACTTGGCTAGAATCTCTTAGGACAGGTTCAGCAATATCAACAACATCTACAGGTTGAGCAGCTTGCGTTGGTTGGACGCTTGGTACTTCTTCCTCTGTACTATCTGTTTGATATACTGTTAATTTAACCGCAGCTTCTGCCGCCGCAGATTTACCTTGTCTTTGTAAGACTTCTAAGTCATTAGGGTTTACTGCCGCAGATGGACTAAATAATACTTTAGGTGTTGAAGCCTTAGCATCGAATTGCATCTTAGTCACTACACGACCAGCACTAACATTGTTGTTAGCTAATAACTGAACATAAGGTCTGAAAGGATACTTACCATTTTCTTCTTTACCAAAGCATGATGTTGCAGGTAAAACTAATTGCATAACATCGCCTGCTGGGTCAGAAGGTAATACAACAGCCATTCTCCATGATAGACGACATGCAGTACCCGTACCATTAGCCCCTGAATTTTTAGCACTAAATTGACAAGTATCACATGTTTTAGATTGAGGCGTTTTGACATCAATATCAGGTACACGAGAATCACTAGACCAACATGTCGGACTAATCTTTTCGCCTTCCTTGTATGATTGAGCATAGAAAGTTCTTGATGCGGTATGTGCCATCTTAACTATGATTACATCCATGTAGTTATTTTCTGACACACTGACTTCTTTTCCGCCTACAACTTTACGGAATGCTTTACCTCGAATAGATATTCTTTTATTACCTGTGTTAACGGAACCACCTGCAACGGCACGAGTATCCTCGTCTAGACCCGTTTGGATTAAGTTACCGCTATTTTGTAATATTACTGATAATTCACTACTCATATTATTCTCCATTAACTTGATTTTGTACTGGGTTTACGAACAGTTATGTTGTACTCTCTTAGTGTATTGATGCCTGGTGGCAATCCGTCGTCTTGTCGAGTACTCATAAACTCTTTAAAGTTTGCGTTACTAATTCGTTGCTGTAATAAATCCAATGCTTGATTTTCAAGTATAAATTGTTTGAAGTTATCCCAGTCATTGCAAACATAAGTTTCCTTTAAAGACTTAATTACTGTACCACTTCCAGTTCTTACACTCTCTGCATTTATTTCATTGCAGTATACCAACATTGCTTTTTCTAGCTCATCTAAATCCGCTTTTAACTCAGCATCTTTAGCCTCGAACTGTCTTGTTATATTAGCTCGTTCTGTCCTAATAGTCAAGTAAGTTTTGACTAATTCTTCTAAATTCATTTCACTCATCATTGCTCCTATCAACTATTAAACTAAATAAACATATTGCTACTACACCAACTACAAACGCTACTAACATCCTAACTGCAAAAGCTTCCATTATCTTTTCCTACCTTTCTTGATTTCTCGTTTAGTTTTAATTTCATACACGATTACATTTACTATTGTTGCAATTACTATAAGCCATAAAGTTCCACCGAGCCATTTCAAACATGTCATGCTTCTATCTCCTCTCTATATAAATCGACTAGCTTACTATGCATATCCACTTTGCCTTGTAGCATAGAATACATCTTGCGTTCAATATCCGAACCTTGTAAATGCACCACAGTCATCTTGTTCTTTTGACCTACCCTATCAATACGGGCTACACATTGTAGATAAGTTTCAACAGAAAGTACAGGAGACCAAAACACAACGGTGTCCGCCGCAGTAAGAGTTACCCCATGTGACGCAGATTGTGGTTGAATGATTAAGACACGAGGGTCATCCATTGTTTGGAATCGAGTAATAATACTTGAACGGTCTGATGCTGATACGGCTCCATTAATAATTTCATTGGTGATACCTTTACCATTTAGATTTCTAGCTACGACTTCAATGGTGTGTCTATAAGGTACAAAGATAATAATCTTGTTATTAGTTTCTTCTATCACTTCAAAGAGAGCATTCATGCGTGGACTAATATCAAACTCAACCACTTCTTTCTTGTCTGTATAAACTGCACCGCCAGAAATTTGTAATAACTTATTGACATTCGCCGCCGCATTCACTGCCGTAATTTGTTCCCCTGCGGCTTGAATAAGCATCTCACTTCGTAGTGCTTTATAATATCTTTCTACTTGTGGTGTCAATGGAATATCTCTTGTTTGATACATGACATCAGGTAAATCTAAACAATCTTTTTTAGCATAACGGATAGCAGGTTGTAGAGCTTTAAAGATTTCTGTCTTCGCCGTTTTCTTTGGAACCCATTTAAACCGAGTCACTTGAGTCATAACTTTATCTCGCCATGCGGCCGTCAGTTTAGGAACTTTTTGGGGACAGACTAATTTAGCTAAACCAAATGCATCGAGTGGCGATTGTGACGCAGGTGTTCCAGTTAGCATCCATAATCGTGTATGAGGTTTTAAAACTTTAGCTAATGTTTTCCATCTAGCCGTCGATGTTGTTTTATATGCGTTAGCTTCATCAACTACAATTAAGTCAAAGTTAGCTTTTTCAATAGCCTCTCTTACAATCGCTACACCATCATAGTTAATAACAACAAACTCATAGTCACCTTCAATCATTCTAATTCGTTTGTCTGCTGTACCATGTGCAACTGCGGAAGTTCTATGCATACAAGTATTAAAGACATCACCTTGCCATGCTGAATACATAATAGAAAGCGGGCATATAATTAAAACTCGTTTGACTTTACCTTGATTCATTAGATAGTCGGCAGCCCATAGCACAGATGAAGTTTTGCCTGTACCTGCTTCATTAAAGCAAAAGGCTCTACGATTGATAGATAAAAACTCTGCGGTAATTTTTTGGTGGTCGAATGGTGTATATAGACCTGGCCATTTATAATCTCTTACAATAGGAGACGGAAGGTTATTACGGAAGGATACTAATTGATTGAGCCTAGTCATTTCATCCAAGCCCCAGTAAACTAATACATCTGCTAGATTGCCACGACGTTCAAGCACCTCACTCTTTTGAATATTATCTATGATGTGAGGCACGATATGTTCTGGTACTGTAAGTTTGACTCCTTGGTTATCTAAGATTTCCATATATTCCTAACTAAATAAAAACTAATACCCCTTACGGGGGTTAATCGGTTATAACAATGGTGAAAGGGGTCACGAGGACGAAAGGTCATTTTATAACTAGTATGGTTAAAGGGTTACAACACAACGAGCCCCCGATGGCACACTCATACCTAACTACCACCGTATTAAGTTGTTCTATTATTTTACTATGCTGACACTATATGTCAAGTACTATTTTTTCTTGCGTTCTCTTTTACTTACTTCTGAAACTAGATTGCCTTTTGAATCTCGTCTGAATGAACGATTAGCACTAGCACTTTCAATAAATACACCATCTTTATTTGAACCGCCTTTATCTAAAGCTTTTTTATGGGCTACATCTTTACCCTTACGCTTAGGTGATTCTATGGTTTCTTTACCAGTATCTCGTTTGTCAATCGCACGTCTTGCACGTTGCCTTTCCATGCGACGTTCAAGTTCGCCTCTTGCTTTTTGTTGTTGGTATTCTTTTTTATAGGGTCTAGGTTTATTTACATACGGCATATGTGCCTCCTTTATGACTATATTATATCATCCTTTAAAGAAGTCACAGGTCTTGACTGGACAGAATTTACATAGTGGCGTAGGGTTTGCCTGCCATGTATTTGTATCATATGAGTTATCTATCCTAGCAAGAGTTGGTATGAAGTGCCCCCATGATTTTTCTATATCTTCTCGTTTATATTCTTCAGGGATAAAAGTATCGTGGGCTACAAATAATAATCCTGCTTTAACTTTATTAACATTTGGGAAATGAGCAAACGTCATTAATGCCATAAGTCTTAATTGTTTTGGGTCGGGGTATTTATTACTTCCAGTTTTATAATCTACAATAAAAGCATAGTCATTATCCACAATAAGCAAATCAGCGATGCCTCTAACCCACCTGTTAGGGTCAGTAAAAGTACACGGTGTTTTATCTTTATATAAAGCCATTTCATGCTCAACATATTTATCTCCTGGGATTGCAATTAAATCATCTGCAAACTTTTTAAATCTTTCATAGTTTTTAGGAAAAGCAATACCTGTTCTTACATAATCTTCTAATGCCTTATGTACCTCTGTCCCGTAAATCATTTGAGGTGAAGGAGTAGTTTGGTAGTTGTTAGCTACTCTTATTTCATAATATTTTTTAGGACAGTTTTGATATTCTTTTAAGGCAGAATAAGACCATGTGTAATTAGCCATCACATCCTTTTACATTGCATTTACAAACTTTTTGTACTTCGCCTGTTGATTTATTAAGTTCGTATTCGGGTAGAATTTCTTTCCCTACGGGTTTCATAGTATCCCATTCTTTATCAATAGGTAACTCTTCTTTTTTCTTTCTAAAAATTAAATCAAAGTTCTTCTCAAACATTTCTGAATTATGTTTAGACTGAATCCAATCGCCTGTTATATCATTCTTTGATGTCATTTTAAATATTTCTCAATAGCACGAACGACAGAAATGATATGTTCAACTCTATCAATACAATAATATTCTTTAGCTAAGTCTTTAATCTTAGCATCTGAAATAGATGACTTTATAGTAATCGATGTTGTAGGTGCTACTGCGGGACTAGGTGCAGTCACCTTAGATGTGACTTCTTTTATTTCTTTTTTAAACCAATCAAACATAATTAACAATCTCCATAACTTTCACCATATTTAGCCTCACAAGCAATCGGTAACCCAGTTGCCCATGTAGGTGGAGTAGACATTACTCCGATAATAAATTCTAACGCATTGTCAATATCTTGTTTAGATGTAATACAAACAATCGCATCATGTACCGTTAATACAGGTTTATACTTCTCATTGATAGCAATCATCTGCTCACCTACAATAATTCTAGCCAATGCTTGGACTACATTTTCTACAACTGAACCACCCCAAATAGATACTTTGCCTTTACGAGATTTATAAAAGAATTTATCTCTACTATCTTCTCGTTCTTTGGCAAGTTCTGGGTAATGAATATATAATCCATTAGGTAGTTTAATCCCTTCCTTAGTTACAAGCAAGCACTTATGATGTCCTAAATAATAAGGTTCTTTTTCTTCCACCCAATTAGCCATATCATTTAAGGCTCTATCACATTCTTCCCATAGCTTAATTACTTTATCATTAACTTGGCGGTAAACTTTAACAAGGCGTTGGCACTCTAAGTCATCTAGGTTAGCTCCTGGAGGTTGAGTCTTTAGTGTATGTTGTAGCTTACTCCACCCTGTCCCGTAGCCTAAACCTAGTGTACAAGTCTTACCTACAAATCGTTCTGTGGCGTCTTTCTTTGTAATAGTTCTACCATAAACTTTAGATGCAAACTCTGAATAAACATCTCGACCTTCACGATACCATTCAACAATATCATCTTGCCCTGCAAGCCATACTAAAATCCTAGCTTCAATTTGAGAAGAATCTGAATTGATTACGACCGAGCCGTGTGGTGCAACGACGGCATTTTTAAGTGCTTTCTTCTTTTTATCTCTTGATGGAAGGTTTTGGAAATTAACTTTGTCTGAACCTTCCCATCTGCCTGTATGTGCTCCATAGTATTTAAGAGGGATAGGAAGTTTTCCTTTGTTGCGTGAGGCAATATCTAAGAATCTTTTAATTCTTGACTCCTCAATCGTAGATTTAGTACCTAGTCTTACGGCACATAGTTCTTGGATAAATGGGTCTTCATGTTCTGTGAGTTCAATAAACCCTGTATCATTCTTAGCTAAAGCATATGTTTCTTTGCCTGTTGTAGGGCTTATCTTTAAAGGGACTGTCACGCCGAGTTCGGTTAGTAGTTCTGCGAATTGTTTATTAGATGCTAATTTCTTTCTAACATCTTCTTCGGTATCGCATTTTAATCTATTCATTAATGCACTCAAGACTTCTGACTTTTCTTTTTCAATCTCGTCTAGCCTCTCACTTAAAAGTGCATCGTCTAAATGTAGTGAAGGTTCTGTATACATTCTAAGTGTAATATCAATTAACCTAATTTCATTCTCTGTAAATTTATCTGATAAGACTTTAAATAGCTTGAGTGTTAATTCCACATCGTTAATACAATAACTACCATATTTTTCTAGGTCATAAGCATTGAAGTCTTCACGACGCTTACCTTTAGCATCTATAACTTCTGTGCCTTTCTTCCCTAAATTATATCTTTCTACAAGGGCGGCTAAGCTTCCTCCTGCATCCACGCCATGAATAGCACGAGCCATACCGAGAGTATCGAAGTAAAGACTAGGAACGATATTGAAAACAAAAGATAAGATACCACCATCAAACTGAGTGTTATGGCAAAGCAACGCAGAGGACTTCCAGTCAATCTTATCAAGTTCTTCTTTAATTTCTTGGTGAGTACCCGTAACCCAACGAGTAGCCTCCTCGTTCTTTTTAATACCAACGCCGATGACTTGAAATCTTTCATCTCTAATGTATTCCTCTGTTGTTAATCCCGATAGGCTAAAGCCTGTATCGTAGAATGTTTCAAAGTCTAATGTAATTAAATCCATATATCCTTGTTTTGCACTTTGTACAAATTGTTATTTTATTTTTGCGTATTTCGCAAACTCATCTCGGCACTCGGTTGAGCACCATCGTCTATCGTCTTTCATAGGTTCTTCACACCATAAACATTTTCCTGTTTGGTTAGAAGGTTTCTTTATATTCTTGCCTGCATTACTAACACCAACATCTATCATCTGTTGCATATAGTCATTGGCTACATCGGCTTCATCATTTACCATGTTGTATAGCTTTCTTTATAGCGTTTGTTTCTCGTCTATCCATAGTGAAATACTTAGCCCAATTACTTTTACTACCGAGTGGTAAGGGTTTAGGTAATGTAATTCTGCCTTCGCTTTCTAGTTTGCGTACCCGTTCGGCACAACCAGTAGCGTTGAGAATAATTTTGTTGCGACCTGCGTTTGGATATTTTTCCATGTAATCATGGACTCGTTGGATTATTTCTTCATCGGTAAGTCTTTGATATGCTCTCATGTTATTGTTATATACTCTATGTCTAAATCGTTAAAATTAATAAGTGTTAGTTTATCTTGTCTACCAAATCGTGTGTATATTTCATAGAGTCCTTTACCTTCTTTAACTCCGTTTTGTTTTATCTTTTTTACTACCCATCGATAAAGTAATTCTCTGTCTATAACTAACCAACCATTGTGTCTTTCAAATACTATATAGTCAGCATCGCCTTTAATCCACCCTTTATCTCCTCTTACATTAGTCCCCTCAATCCAAGTGCTATCATCTTGAGAGTAACTATCAAATCTATTTATTTTCTTTAAAGCCTTGACATCAAATTTAAAAGGCGTATCACCCAATATAGGCAATACACCCTTAATATCCCAATGTTCTTTTATATCTTGTTCAGTTGTAGCCCAAGTAAAATCAAGCAAGTGTGTAGCGAATCGTCTTTCAGCATCTTTGCCTTTAGAAAAATCGTTAGAATAAGCATGGCTCGTAATCATCGGTGTTAAAGGGTTTTACCTTTTCTTTAGGAAGTTCAACCACTATAACATCTTTGTTGTTATCTGTAAACCACTTTGCCTCTTTACGACTCCAACGATATTTTCTTACGACTTCGCCTTCGTCATCTAATACAGCATGGGTAAATGGTAAACTCATAACCCTACATTAGCCTCAATCAATTTTCTTGTAGACTCTTTATAACTTTTTACACCATCTAGTTTTTCTGCTTTGGTTCCATCTTTAAATAAAGGTGTTAAAACGATGTGATGTTTCTTTGATGGTAAATCTCTAAACCATTGTAAATCTGTTGGTCTAGAAAGCATTAAGGAGCACCATATCAATGCTCCCTCGTGATTAAATTCTTCTAGCAACCAAGCACTAGGTTCGTTAGATGCTTGCATACTTCTTCTCCTCTTGTTTATAAAATATTATGTGAGCCCATTGTACTATTGGTTTCATCTTCCATGGATTTTTAATACTTGTATCATGGAAATTTGTCGCACCATAACTATAGTCGGGTTCAAGTTTATGCATTATACGCCATGCCATATTTAAATAATAGTTATCCAACTGCGACGGAGGTTGTTTGTAACCATACCATGAAAACTGATAAGGCTTTTTCATTTCATAACAAATATTTTTAGGGTTAAAGTCTGCTCGCCTCATAAGTACATAGCCTACTGCAATTTGAGCTTGTGAGGGTTCGGTTGCTGACTCCATAAAAATGGTTGTAGCTAGACACGCCAATGCTTGGTCAATCATACTGACCTCCTATTTAAAGTGATACCAGTTATTTATTTATTGGATAGAAATTTTTGAAGTTCTGTGGCATACCAAACTATCTTACCTGCATCTTCTACAGGATTACCTTTAAGACCAATTCGGCTTGTGTATTTAAGAATGTTACCTCTGATGTAGCCTATGTATTCCTCTGCTGACATCTTGGCTTTTATATAATCTATTGTTTCGATACCACCCGATGTGTAATGTGGTGGGTGATTTACCATATCTACTTTATTATCTGTCATACTGCCTCCTTTAACAGAGTTAATAATTCCTCCATATTACCTTCATTTACCATGATTGCCAAGCCCCCTGCCGTTTTTATTTGCTCGATGTTGTATTTTTGCAACGCAGTTAATACGCCCTTTCCTGCCTTACATTCTATACCGATGAACCTGCCTTTGTAGCAGGCGATGATGTCGGGTACTCCACTCTTACCATAGCCTCCAGTTAAAGGTG